GTTAGCAAGTTCACCACCGAGACGTAGGGTTCCTATCTTCTCCTCTACGTTCCCTTGGAGGAACATAACCTCGTCCATCCCAAGACCTCTGAGTTCCGCTGGGAAATCATTGAAGTCTAGGACACCACCAGAGTTACGGACGTGAGCTTGTTGTAGAATAGCTAGACTAACTAGCTCTTCATTATAACTAAATTTTTGTAGCTCTTCTGAGCCGATTAATCGTGTTTGTGCAATACGAGAAGAACGGATTGTGATGTACCGTCTAACTTCCTCTGGGATGGATGAACTCCAATCATTAGCAGTGTTGCTCGGATAGATAACAACATTGGCAGTAGTGTTGTAGGCGCTTGCTGTTTGTTGGTTGAACCACCAGCCTTTAGACTGGATGTCAGTGCTTACTTCTTCAATCGTGTTTAACGCCAGCGACACTTGTTGTGGAAGCGCACCACCAGAAAGAGTGTTTACTGGTGACTCGCCAAGGTTAGCAAGGACGATATTTACTGACTCAAGCAGAGTCGTAGAGATTGTAGTAGTAGGCATTATTTATCTTTCTTTTTGGGGAAACCTTTTTTCATGTTGCTGTAAGACTTATTGCTTACGGTGGATTTCTTCTTACTTCGGCTAATGCCTAGTTTCTTGCGTCGGTTAATATTTTCGTATAGGGACATAATTTAACATTTCCATCTTTTAAGGGCTAAAGCTTTACGAGTAGGGCGACCCTTAGAGTCTTTCATCGCTCCTTTAACACCTGACATTCTTGCACAGAAGCTACGCTTTCTAGCGCCTCCCTTGGGCTGTGGTGCTTTAAGATTAGAACCTGTCTTCTTATTATAGTAGTCACGACCTTTCTTGGTGAGACCGCCTTTATCAGACTTGTGTTCTTTTCGTAATGATACGCCTTTTCGTTTCATAAAATAAAAAAGCCCTCCAAGGGATTGACCAAGGAGGGCTTTGAATTCAGAGGGTTTTAAGCAGGAAGAATCTTCACTGCACACTCAGGGCGAAGAACACCATGACCCATTGCATATTTAGCAACGAATAGTGTACCTTGACGCTCGATTTGGTACTCGGACTCTGTAGCGAGGTCGAGAAGCTTAACTGTACCGATAGCTTCCTTAGTACCCACGAGGATACCATGTTCACCACTGTTGTTAAGCGCAGCAAAGTTACCATTGTAACCTACTCCATCACCAACAAACACATCATTGTTTGAGGAACCATCATCATTGTCAGCATTGGTTTGGTCATTAGACCCACCAGTACCAGCAGCAGAGATGTTGCCTTCAGCGATAACTTCGAGGAAGTTGTTGCTCTTCTTGAGTTGGATACCTGCAACTTCAACGATTGTGCCACGAGCAGCATCAGCAGAACCACCAGAGGTGTCCTTGTTGATAGCAACATTGTCAGCAGTCAATAGCTTGTAGTATTGGGCAGGAGTTACGATAGCGAAACGTCCTTCACTTGGAGCATCTACTTCGTCAAGCTTAGTAGCAGCCGCATAGAGTGCGTCAACGATACCAGCAGTGGTGTTAGTAACTGCACCTGAGATGGTGTTACCACCAGCTTGTGGAGCAGAAGCGCCTGTACCAGCAGCAGCGAAGAGAGTCTTCATTGTTGCGATGTCGAAGCGTTTTGCCAGAGCCTTACCAAGTTCAGAAGCATAAATGCTACGAACGTCGTAGTGACTCTTGAGTTCATCAATGTTAGCAATGAATGTGGACGATACAAGAACATCATCAATAGTGATGACACGCTCGTTCATTCCAATGCTGCTAAGCATCGAGTTACCAGAGTCAGCGATGTTGACTCCGGGTGTATGATATTTTGCAGTAGCGATTCCTGATACTGGGAACTGAGCAGACTTACCTGATGTGATTGTACGCATCAAGTGCAAGTCCTTCATGACATTGTTCTGTTCAAAAGCAGTCAGGATTTCTCCTGAGAAGACTTTGAGAAACAACGCATCATTGTCAGAACCCCCAGATTTAAGACCACTGCGACTTGGGGATGTATTACCATTTGCCATAGTTTTTTCTTTCTTTTATTGGGGTTAGTTTTAGTTTATTGTTTTTGTCTTCGATTATCTGCTTACCAAATGTTATCCTCCTCGGAGGGCATTGTGCTTATTAATCTTAAACGAAAGTTATAGGAAGGTCATAGCTCGTTGAGCATAACCCTCCAGTCGTAATTGTTTACGGTCACTGATAGGATGATGTACTCGTCTCCAAGCACCACCCCCACCATTCCATATAAACAACCAATGCTTTACAGTCGGTTCTATTCCTTGTCTTTTAATATGTTTTGAATAGTGCGCCAGAACTGTATAAGCGATTTCTTTAGAAATTCTTGGGTCGAAACAATCTTCATGAACAAGACTTTGACCGCTAATACGATTGAAGTCTTTAACCATAATACTCGTAATTTGATAGAAGCCAAAAGCTTTACCATTGTCACCAATGACGTTAGGCTTACTATTCGGATACACTTCCCACAAAGGGATTTTTGACACGAATCTGGAGATTGACAGATTTTCATTTGCTTTTAATTGAGGGATTAGGAACGCAAGAAAAGATAATAGTATTAGATAGGATTTCATTCATCTTATTTCTTTTTTTTATTATGGAAGTCAAACAGAATTTTTACTTTTTCTGTAAGAGTCTCAAGGTTGTAGTGCATCCTAGCTAGTACAATGATTAGTGTAATGACACCAATAAAGACGGGAGATAGGGATGATACAACTTGAAGGACTTCATTCATTTAATCTGGGATGAGCCAAAGTAGAACCCTACTATGGCAAGAGCGGTTTGTCTGATTTCAGGAAGTATTACAAAGCCTTGAATGGTTTCCCATTTAACACCTTTGAATAGTCCTAGAAAGCCATTTGTATCTTGAGCGACACTGACACCCACATCTGTCCATGCGAAGATGAACGGAGCGAGTACAATGGCGAAGACGGTGGAGACCACTAGGAACCTACGAACTAATACACCTCCATCACGTTTGGCAGCGGCATCAGCCGAGGCATCTGCTGTCTGCTGAGACGTAATCATACGCTCAAACTGACGGGATTGATTTTCCATCTGCACTCCGATGAGCTTCATTACGAAGCCACTGAGTCCTCCTGCTAGCATTGCTATTAGTTCTGGGGTCATAATTAAATTGCGGTTGTGACTGAGAGTCGTTGTTCAACTAGTTTTCTATATCCTGCATCTTCAGCATACTTAGGGTCACGCATTGCACGGGTCACCTCAGCGGCAGAACCATACGGCTTTACGCCAGCGTCAGAAGCAGAAGTTCCACCTTTTTCAAGGGAAGGTTCTCCACCACCTAGCGCTCTGTATTGAGCATATAAGCCTTTGACTGCAACATTTGCTTGGCTCACTGTGCCACCCTCAACAATAGTGTTGAAAGCTTCTAGCTCATCATCAGCTAAGTTTTCACCAGCCCATTTAGCCATAGCGTCATACTCACCTTCACCACCCACAACCTTGTGGATGTTTGCAGTCTGAGCGTCGACTAATGATTGCTGACCAGCGATGTATGCGTTGACCATTTCACGGGAGAGACCAGCTTGTTCAAGACTTTCATAGGTCTTGTCAGATAGCTCTCCTTTATTAGAAAATTCTTCGGAGGCACTTGAGACAACATTGTCAGAAGGTTCAGAAGTTTCTTTAGGTTTAGCTTCTTTACTTTCCTTGGTGTCCTTTGGTTCTGATAGTTTCTTCTCAGCTTCGGAATAGGCTTTAGCCATATCTTCTGGTGTGTCAAACTTCTCAGGCAACCACTCAGGGCGCTCACTTTCAATAGGGGTCTCTGTCTCTTCAATCTTTTCAGATTCAGATACAATAGATTGACCTCTAGCTTTGGCGGCTTCGTCTTGCATAGCCGATTGTTTTTCTAGTGAGATATTTTCGTCCTCACTGTGTTCTTGTATAACTACTCTTTCCATTATTACTCGCTTGCTTCTACTTGTTGATTCATATTCGCTCCGTCTTGAGCTTGGCTTAACTGACTACTAATTGCATTTACGCCATTAGGTATAGCAGCTTGCATCATCGCTGCTTGTTGGGCTTGCTGTGCCTCTTGCTGCATCTGTTCAGGACTCTTGATTAACTCTTGAGTCTTGATACCCAGAGAGGTTGCTCTACGTTTGAAGTATTCACTTACATTAACGAACTGAGCTACGGCTTCAGCACCAACCACTTGAGCTGCTCCAGCTAGGAACAAGTCAAGTTTCTGTAAATCATTACCACGACCTAATGCTTCAACACCTGTAATAATAACAGGGTTGACTATATCTTTAGGTAGTTCAGGTAACGATTTCTTTTTCTTCATTACTACCAACAGTCGGTTGACCATAGGCATCTGAAGTTCTGTACTAAGTAGAGAGTAGAGACCACCGAGGGCAGACTCTAGTTCCATACTTAACATTCTTATCTCTTCGGCAGTCACGCGTTCGGCTTGGCGAACAACTCCTGAAGTAAGTAAGAAGGCGTGTCCAAGTCTATCTTTGATTTCTTTGATAGTTTCTTGGGCAACACGAAAGTCATTAAATTTATTAAGTTGTAGAACCGATACGTCCTGTGCATTGCCTTGGGTGATAGCACCATTAGGTGACTCAGCTAGTGTCCTTGCTCTGGTTGTACCATTAGGATTAACCATGAACAAAACCTTGGCTGCTGCTGCGCTACCCTCAACGATTGCTTGGGTAAGGGTCTCAAGTGACTGCAAGTCTCCGAGGTATTCTTCTACATAACCTCGTCCATAGTCTTCACCATCAATTCGTGTAAAGCGAAGAGGGATGAATGGGTTCTTGTCGAGTTTGTATTTACCTTCAGAGGATGGGATACGAATACCATTGATGTCTTGATAGACAAACCAGTGGTCACTCTTACGGCACACGGCTGTATAAAGATTGATAGCCTCGTCAGCGCTTTCTCCTTGGACACCCACGAGTTCTTTCAACTCATCGGATAGGGTCATATAGGAAAGTGTTTCCTTGGTGCAGATGTATAGGGTATTACCCATAGCGTCACGCTCAACACAATAACGGTCGAGGTGGAATACACGCATACCTCCATCATCAGGCATATATATCAAAGCATTACCAGTAATGATAAGATTCTTTAGTGCTTCGTGAATAGCAACGCGATAGGTCTCACGACTAATCTCATCCATCACAGAATCTTCTACTTGTTGAAGTCCTGCTTCGATTTCAGACAGTACACTTGCATCAGCGCCTTCGGCTGCCAAAGCATACTTGTCTATGTTTAATCTAAAAAAGGGGGCGTTGGGGGGTAGAAGTGCCAACAGTAATTTAGAAGCGAGGTTGTTTACTCCTCTTGCCCCAACGCCTTGAAATGGTGTCTCTAACCGTGAATGAGAACCGAAGCCCTCATCAGGCATTACATAAGGTAAAGTTAATTTAGATGCTTGTCTGGCTCTGTCTAGGTATTGGTATCGCTTCCCTTCAAGGGAGGTGTATAAGCTTTCGGCAGATTTGTTACTCATAAATATATTAGTCCTCTTCGACTTCTAGGGGTGAATAGGCATCAATAGTAGCGGATTCTTCGGATACGTCGAGGTCATACTCAGAAACATCTAAAGCCCACATACCGTCAGCCGTAGGGACTGGCTTAGTCAACCATCTGGTTCCCTTGCCTTCAGTCCAGTAGGAGAAGTTGTTGTCTTTGCCTTCTTCGTCTGCTCGCTCAATGGCGGCTTCTTCGCTTGCGTAAATTAGATACATTAGTAGATGTCGTATTGATTGTTAATGTTAGCTTCGATGGCGGGACGGTTGGCTGTTTGGTTGGATGTATATACAATTATTTCGTTTATGGGCTGGGTGTAAAAGTTAGCCGCCCGAAAAGTAAATTTACAGCCAATTCTAAATTTTCTTGTGCCCGCGCTTGTTTGATTTGGGGATACCATAGAACTTGAGGTAGTCACAGTCCCACCGTCCCTCGAAATAGAAGCGTTGGGGAAAGTACTAACGAATGATAATAGAGCTTCGCTACTTGTTACACCTGTCTGTGTAGAAGTCACAAGACTGTTACCTTTACTTTGAGTTTGAAAACTAGCAAGGTCACCATAACCATTTAGATTCATTTCCCAACCCCCATAACTTGTGCTATTTCCAACGGTTGCCCCACAAGAAAAGGCGGCAAGTTGACTACTTGCAATATGTGGAGTTAATACAGTAAAGAAAGAGAGTTGGGGGACGTTACAAATATCGGAGTTAGTTGTCTCAAGGAAAGTCTCAGTCCCATCAAGGAAATCTATTCCTCCTGTTACCAAAGAACCAGCAATAACAATCTTAGGTTGGCTTCCAGCAGTTGCTTGCACGGCATCCTCGCTGTTACCTGACTGGTCATACCAAGTCTCTACAAAGCCACTCTTAGGTAATACCTTAATTGAGTTAAATGTAATTGTTCCACCGCTAGAAGCTACAAAAGTCATAGCAAGATAACCAGCGCTACCACTTAAATTTATTGTGATATCTTGATTGTCCCCATTATTAATATTAGTGGCACTACCAACGCTAGTATTAGTCCCAGACGTACGCAACCTTAGCGTTCCTGCACTATCTAAACCAGATACTGAAATATTAAAAATTACTTGGTCACCCGAAGAGCCTAAGACGTGATTGGGCTTAGAGGTTTCTCTAATTAAACTTGCCTCTCCCGTAAATGAAACGGTAGCTGTTGTAGCTGTAGAAGATTGGGAAGTAACACTACCAGTCCCAGCGGCATTGGAAAAGGTAGGTTGTGCATTCCATCCAATTTGAGGTGTGGTAACAAAGTCTAACAATGCTCCAGAAGATACACCAGAAGCTGTAAAGTCACTTTCAACATTGTTGCTTCCTCTACGCACACGCACAACCTTGTTGTTACCTTGCTTGTCGTTGAGGTCTCTTAGAGAATATGCTGCTGCTGCCCCACCAACTACTTTACTTAGTAGTGGACGAGACTCACCCTTGCGGTCTGAATCTATTACTTGTGCTGTGCGGTCTACTGTGACTGTCTCTGTTAGCGGAAGCCCAGTAATCGTTACCTTGTACTGGGGTGAGCTAGGCATAACAGCCTCCCAAGGTCTGTCAGTGAAACCAGCTCCAGTATTAAGAAGTATCTGTGGGTCGGAATCGCTCTGGTCTTCAACTAGATACGAATAGCCATCTGTCTCATTAAAATTGCTGGGAGTAATAGTGCTAGCACCTCCCTGTTGACTCCAAGTAGAGTTTCCAGTGACAGGAGTCGAAGTAGTATATATCCCACTATTGACAGCATATCCCGCAACGGTTACTTGGATTGAGGTAGTATCGTCAGTAAGAGGGACTGTGCCCGCTGTCACCGTCATAGTTCTTACACCTGCAAACCTATCACGATTAAATGTGAAAGGTTGACCGTTTACCGTTAGGGTTCTATCTGCCATTTATATTAGTAAGAGATATTTGCACCTGTGCCACTTGAGCCAGTGTTGACTGTAGAGCGACGAATAGTTAGAGCAGAAGTACCACGCTTCTTAGAACTACTGCGGTTCTTAAGAGCTTTGTTCTCTACCGTCTTAGCCGTCTTAGTGGGAGGGGGAGGAGCGGCAGGTGGTGGAACTGGGTCTGGGATTTTAGGGGATGACATGCACATGGTATTATTCTTTCGTTAGGATATTTTCGTTTTGAATCTCGAATTGATGGGTAAGAAAGTTAATGACCGAGCGTTGTCCATTATGAAAGTCCATATCTCTTAATGACTTACTCGTATCAAAATCTTTTTGGGGAAAGTTTTCGACCAAAGCTTTGAGTATTTGTGGATGTATTGGGGGAAATGAGTCAGCCATAATTACCTTTCTTCTTGGTTCGATACTTCATATTCCCTCTTCCTTATGTCATCTAACGACTTAGGTAACTTACCATTCTTAATCCATTCTTCAGTTTGAACCAGACACATGGCGTTCCAAACGATAGCACCAGCGTGGTCTTCACTCTCATCCCCTTCGATGAATTGCCAGAGGTGTCTATACAAACTATCTATGTATCTACTGAGTGGAATACCCTTAGTCCAGTTGTCACGACCATACTTATTAGCTCCATCCTCAAAGCGTTTAGAGGCAGCTCGTAGTGCAGCGATGGGTAGTAACGAGGGTATCCCTTTTCCCTCCATCGCATCTCTCACTGCACCTGTGTCAAACTCTGAGCGTTTACCACTGTCAGGTAATGTTACTTTCTTGGTGTCCATAGTTTTATCTTTTTAGTTTCTAAGTTGTAATGTTGTTTCTGTAGGATGTAGGCTAGTCGTGCTGTGAGTAGGGCATCATCTTCTGTGAGGTCATGCTTCTTATACTCATCAACAACGGTCTTCCACGTAGCACCATTCTTATCTAATATCTTTTCTGCGGTCTTAATGCCAACACCCTTGAGACCTTTGTATCCATCAATAGCGTCACCCGTGAGTGTCTGAATAAGGTGGAAGCGTTTAGCTTGTTTTAACTTTGTAGTAGTGACCTCATCCTTCAAGTGGTTATACCAAGTGATGGGCAGTGTACCGAAGTCCTTGTCACCGCTCACCGCTATGGTATCCTTGGGGTTCCTAGTGCAGAGAACACCGATGAGGTCATCAGCTTCTAAGTCATTGACAATCAACCCGTTGTGATAGTCATACATATACTCAGTTAATCCCTTGATGCCCAACGGCTTACGCTTGTCGGAACGGTTAGCCTTGTAGGCTGGATAGAGGTCATGACGGAAGTTAGTCTTACTACTAATGCACGTAATGTAATCAGTAGCTTTTAACTTCTTCATGATACCCTCAACGAGTTCGTCTACCTTTGCGGTAGCGGCTGCCTCTGAAGAATGAAGTGTCCATATATCATCATCCCATTTAGTTTCCACCTCTGATGAAAACGCTGCACGATATATAATCATATCGCCATCTATCATTATTGTTTTACCGCTCATATTTCTTTTTTGAATGTTTCTAGTTTGGTTATAAGTTTGACTAAGTGAATACGCTGTAGCTCTAGACTACTGAGAGTTTGTTTAAGCTCATCAATCTTAACTTCTAAACCCAGCACAATAGATTCTTTTACTAAGTGTTCAGCCATTAGTGTGTATCCTTCCAGTTGTTTCCTGATTTGTATTCACCATCGAGAGGACACTTGAAGTTCAAGTCATCACCTGCTTTGGTAATTGCTTTGACAAATAACTCTCCAAGAACTGGAGCATCCTTAGCGTCGCAACTAAACTGCACCTCATCGTGAACATTGGCGTGCATCTCATAAGGCTTGGTTGCTTCTGCTACAAAGTTCACTAGGGCTTGTTTCATTATGACTGCACCTGCTGACTGCAATAGTAAGTTGAGTGCTGAGTGGGCTGAACGACAAGGTAACCTGCGTCCATCAAGACCGATGAGTGAACCGACTGATGTGACCTTAGCTTCGACTGCTGTTACTAGCTTGCTGTATGCTGGTAGGTTCTTCTTGAAGTTACCCTTGAGACGCTTGCCTTCCTTAGAACTACCACCAACAATAGAACCAATCTTGGCATCACCTGCACCATACAGTGTGGCATAGATGAAAGTCTTAGCTTGGTCTCTTGTCTCTAGTCCTGCTGCTTTTTGATTAGCAGTGTGGATGTCACCTTCAAGGATAGTCTTAGCATACTTACCGTTGTCCCATGGGTATAGATAGTGGGCAAGACATCGTAGTTCTAAACCACTAGCGTCACATCCTACTAATACTTTACCCTTTGGTGCAGTAAATAGTTCTCTACACTCACCACCATAGGGACTGCGGACGGATGGTACTTGAGCTACGTTTGGTGATTGATGAGTGCATCGACCACTGATAGCACCATTAGTATTTATACCACCATGTATCTTACCCTCACGCTCTAACTTAATCCAAGCTTGGTTACCTTCCATGAGTTGTCCAAGTCTTTTGGAGATGGTCAAGAACTGTAATAGTTTGAGAGACTCCTCAGTGTTAATGTCCTTAAGAACGCTTTCATTTATAGCAGGGCGCTTACCATCAAACGCGGCAGGCTTCCATCCTTGTTCCATTAGCCTAGTAGAGATTTGGTCGCGACTGTTGGGGTTGAATGGAATAGCTTTAGTTTTAAGGTCTCCCTTAACGCACTCGTTAGCTTTGTAGCCTACCTCTAGCATAGATTTCTTGGTAGGAAAGGGGTCACCATTTAGGTTCTGCCATTGGAAACTTTTAGTTTTTTCAATGACAGGAGGGAAAGCTTTTTGTAGCTCTGTCTCTATCTCGCACCTCTCAAGCATCAGTCTCTCCATAAGTTCAACAGCTTTTCTATTATCAAAAGGAAACCCGTTGTATTCTTGGAGACGCATTTGGGTAGCGAACTTATGCTCAAGCTCTATCATTTGTTCTGATGGATGTCTGCACTTTAACCACAGATACAAAGCAGAAGTCACACGAACATCTTGCTCGCAGTAATCTTGCATCTCTTGTGTCCACTGTGACCAGTCCGCTGTCTCACCATAGTTATCCTTGAGGATACCTAGTCGAGTTCCCCAAGCCTTGAGTGAGTGTGAGCCTATTAGCTTAGTGTCAAAGTCTACACGCTTGAAGTCATCGTTGCGTACATCTGGAAAGATGCACCGAGCTAACACCAAGGTGTCTATCACGTTGTCGTGAGTGAACCCATATAACTTCCGTAGGGCAGGGACATCAAACCCTATGACGTTGTGTCCTACAATAGTATTAGCGTTCTTTAACTTCTCAAGTCCTTCTTCAATGTTACCCGCTACTGTGCTGTAACTGCTCATCTCTTGAGTGTATGACTCGTAGATGGATAAACAATGTAGTGTGTCTAGGTCACTGAGTGTTGCCCAGTTTTTAATTCCGTTTGTTTCTATATCAAATGTCAGTGTGTTCATTTCAATTCCGTTAATCGTTCTAGTGGTAAGAGGATGCCCTTGCTGGAGTTCTTATCTCCACCTCGTTTATCCATACTGCTTCCCTTCATGGGTTCTATTATCTCTTTGAGTTTGGTTGTCTCAATAAAGATGAAAAGATTCTCGAACGCAAAGCACCAGTAGTCTGCCTCGGAGCGAGAGATACCAGAGGGCTTGCCCCTTGATTCATATTCAATATATAGGTTGCCAGTAGTCTTTGCTTTAAGGTCTCTTTTGACCTCAATCTTTTTGTCTTGTAAAAGGTCAGCAACTTGCTTCTCAGCAACTTGTCCCACCTTGAGGTCGTATCTGAAGTTTGAACAATATTCCATAATTTAAAAGTAATTTTCACCTGTCTCTCCCTCTATAAACTTTTCCTCTGTTAGTCTTCCTGTCTCCACTTGCCACCTTAAGTTGCAAGCAACACCAGTATCACCACTGAATCTATTCTTCAGGACTCTTACTGATGTGAGATGTTTACTCTCTACGTCTTGTTGGTTCCGCTCTAAACCAATAACCATATCGGAGAGTTGTGCGATACCAGCCGACCCACGTAGTTGTGCTACCGATGTGGTTGCACCGTCCTCGTGTCCTCTACCTTCAGGTCGCTTCAAGTGACTGACAAGTATGACACCTATCTTACACTCCTCAACCAAGGCACGAAGCTTGGTCATTAGGTTGTCTATCATTCTACGCTCATCACCTTCAGAGCTACCTGAGATAACGATTGAGATGTGGTCGAGAACGATGTACTCAACATCTAATGACTTAGCCATGTAGCGGATGTGACCAACTAGTTTGTCCCCTTCGATGGAACCCCAGTGGTCATACAAAAAGAACCTACCGTTACCTACAGTGGCTTCGTAGGCTGCTCTGTATTCTTCGTTATCATCGAAGTTATCTAGGTGTAATAATTTATTGAGATGTAAACCAATGATACCATTGCCAGTTCTCTCAACACTTTCTTCTAGTGCAATGTATCCTATCTTCTTATCGGTGGTGGTCAGTATGTTGTAAGCTACCTCTTTACATATCTGTGACTTACCAATACCACTACCAGCACAGAAGGTAATTATCTCACCTGTGCGGATACCTCTTGTCATTTTGTTCAAGCCCTCAAAAGGATAAGGGATAGACTCAAAGTTCTTAGGTGAGGTAAGCCTTTCATATAACTCATCTCCACCTACGATTGCATCCAGTCCCCACACCTTGGCGTTCCATATAGCCTTTAGTATTTCTTTGGGCTGCTCGGCTAACAACAGTTCATTAGCATCCTTCATGGGTAGGTTAGCAATCTTACATTTACCTGCTGGTATAATGTGAGCGACATCTTCCATGCCCTGCTTGCCCGCCTCATCAGAGTCAAACATAAGCACAATCTCTTCAAACTTATTCAACCATTCAAGTTGACGTTTGAATAATGACTTAGCGCTCTGCACTCCTGAGCTAAGAGAAACCACTTCCCAAGTGTTATTCTGAACCTGACTAACTGTAAGACAATCTATCTCACCCTCGGTAATTACTAATCGTTTACCACCATTGGGGAATAGGTGCTGTCCGAAGAAGTGAGTAGGAGAACCGTTACACTTAAACTTCTTATCAGCGTAACGATATTTTTGGGCAACGACTTTTTTATTTAAGTCACAATAGTTGGCGATGTGGACGGTCTGTCCATTAACTTCTCCTATTCTATAGTTGTATTTCTTACAGGTCTCTTCATGAATACCTCTCTTGGGAAGTGGCATGATTTTACCCTTAACGAAATTGTCTTCTACCTCTCCAACAACAGGGTCATTGGTGGAAGTAAAGTCACCACACGAATAACATTTAGTTGTTCCGTTGGTATTTAATGTAAGTGCGTCACTGCTGCCACAGTCTGGGCAAGGTTGGTGTGTTTTTAGTGGTGTTAAATCATCCATGTGTTTGGTATTTCTTTGTGACACCACATGAATCCATGAGTGTCACACCATTGTGCGTATGTTGTTTTACTCTTTCGACTAAGAGTGTTGTGTGCGTTCTGAAATACAAATCTGATGTCCAACTCTGGATGACACTCTTTAACGAGCTTGTGTTTCGTCCTGTCGCTGGGTAGAAAATAACCTTTAACTTCAAGTATTACTCCATTAGGTAAAATAAAATCAGGTTTGTAGTGGCTTGTCCTATAATATTCCAATCGCAGAGTTTCGTAGGAGAAAGCAACCTTCGCATCTTTAAGTGCGCCAGCTACTCTCTCCTCGAAACCTGAACGATAGGGAGATTTAGAACGGTGCTGTTTCCGATGATGTCTCATTCGTTTCCGTAAATGTTTCGTTGAAGGATTCCCCTGTATATCCCCCATCACTTTTACCGAAACCGTAGCTGTCAGAAGACCCACCACCATACTCAACCAACTCCATAATTTGGATTGCCTTGAGGCGTAGTGTGTATCCGAACCCTTGACTTGGGATGAACCAGAAGTTTGGCTCAACAGCAAGTTTAAGTTCAGAACCACTACCTACTTTTGGTGTGGCGATTTTACTTCCTTGGCTATCAAAGCAGACAACAGTGAACTCAATGAGTCCTCTTGTTTTAGTCTGCCTTTGAGCTACCTGCTTGGCAAAAATCTCATAGTCCCCATCAGGAGTAATCCTTACTGGTTTGTTTACTGACTTCTTCAGCTTCTTACCATGAGCTTTGCACTCAGCGTCGAACGCTGCGTCATATAATTTATCGATGCCCAACTCAAAAGCTTTGAAGTCGTCCTCACTGATGTGAAGCTTGCAAGAGTACAAGCCGTCTTCGTTGAACTTAGTGTCAGGTGTATCGATACGTGGGTAAACTGCTTTACCCTGTGGTGTTGTTATTGTATTTGCCATAATTTATTTGCGTTCCTTTCTGATTATTAGAATTAATTGCATTAGCTAAAAAAGTATTCACTGTCCTTGAGTTGTGTGAGGTCAGCGTTCCCGTAGGCAGGCGGGTCTGGGAATGTTATGTCGATGTTGTTAACTTCTAATTGATGTTTCCAATCTTGGAGGAGGTCAACACTAAACATCTCATAGAAGACATTGCGTATAACCTTACTCATCTTGTCGCAGTTCGTTGAGTGCGTTCCATAGCTGTCATGCACCATACTGAAATCGTATATGTCTTCTTGTTGGTTACACTGAATGACTGACTTGTGTAACGCAGCGCCATCTAGTGCATGAACAAAGTTAGGACTGACACCATTGGATTGTTTCCTTGATGAGATTTCATCCTTGGTATCATAGAAGGTTACGTGTGTAGCAGTGCCACCAATCCAAGTGCTTATCTTTTTCTCGTGTAACTTGTGATACTCTTGATGCACTGGGAAACCACTTGGACTTACCCAACTCATTGGACGTTGTTTTTCTGAGATGAGTCTAGAACATTCTTGGAACCACTGCATACACTGCTTAGGTCTATCTAGGACTGACTCAATACCATCCCATACAAGTGTAGATAGATAGTGGATGGCTTTATACTTTATGCCTTCGTCAAAGCGTGGCTTGGTTTTATCTTTATGAATAGTCTCGTCATACCAGTCATTGATGTAGGCACGATTAGAGTATGGTGTAAGACCATAGCTGTAACACATGACAGGACGCTTAGTTGTCTTGCGGTCTAACCCAAAGTCTAACCATTGCTGACTGAACGCAACGCCTTGTTGCAGGTCTATCTTAAGTTGCTCAACAACCTTGTCGGATACCACTCGGTAGATGTCAGCAGGTGTGCTGGTTGGGAGAACATTAGTTGCTTGCATCCCATACTCATCACGAGTGAGCATTGAAAGTATCTGCAATCCATTGTTGGTGGCATCCATGTTCACAGGTAAGAAGCTATCTATCTTCTTGTTGACCATGTAGTTACGCCACTCAAAGCACCACGCTAAGAACTGCCAAGGACTGGCTGCCTCTGTCCACAGTAGGTGGTCGGTAGGATTCTGGGCAATGTCGATTGCTATCTTGCCAAAGTCGTAAGCCCACTTAACGCGGTCATCAAGTGATACCTTATCATTACCAAAGGTGTTCGCTCCGTGTATGGCTAACCAACGTGCATCCTTCTCGTTCTTAATCTTACAAGACCGATAGAACTGCAAGAGTCCTCGTGACATATCAGTGCCTTGAATACCAAGGAAAGCAGGGACGTTGTAAACCCTACCTCTGAAGTCACAGTTACTAGGATAGAAGAAACGATTACCTTTTAGTTTCTCTGCTACATATAAAGTCTTGGACGTGAGCAGTCTCTTACTACGTGTCGATAGGTTGCGACCATAGATACCTGCGGCAGTCCTTCTCCATGTAGTATTACTATCAGGGTTGTCATGAAAGTCACTAGGAATATCTGGTAGTTCTTCATCCTCTCGGCTAGGTAGCTCACCCACTTGCACATTGTTTTTCCAAGCCCAGTCCATCACCTTGTAAACATTATCGTTCACTGTCCAAGGTGTATTCTGAATAAGGTTACACGCTTCCATCGGTTCTTCTAGCTTACCTTTGATGGAACGAATGTAATCCATGTTAGTGGACTTGATAAATGGAAGTTTGGGAAGATAGGTGTCGGAGGAGCTGTACCCACCTTCCCAAACAGACTGCCAAGGTGTTGGGAGTTCCACGCTTGGTAGCCAGAACGGTTCGAGGAGTTCACGGTCGGTGTTATAATCCTCAATCCATTGTAGTGTTTCTTTCGTTGCCGTTACATATCTAGTTGGGGACTTCTTCTTGCGCTTCCCATCTTGAACATAGATATATTCTATTAACCCAGTGCTTACCCTGAGTATCTCTACTAAGTTTAGACCACAACTTAATCTATCTCGTTGTCTCCACCCCTCCCATTCTGGCATCAAACCCTTCTCGGTTTCATGGAGCATTGAACGTCTGATGTGCCGCCTTGTATTACCAAGACCACCTCGTTTACGCTTTGCACCCAAGATGATGCCTTCACCCTTTTCGTTGTTCTTAACTAAGAACGAACATCTTATTTCATCTTCAACTCGTGCGCCTACAAAGGCAGCTACGCTGCTCATTGGTTTACGCAAGGTAATGCTATCGATGACTGCCTTGATTGTTATGAACGCAATCACAGGTGCTTTAGCTTTTACAATATCAATCTGCCACCTAGCTTTAGTCTTTGGTTTCTTCCATGTGATAAAAGAATCTTCAATGGCTTTCGCTAGTAGTGGTAACGCTCCTCGCATCAATCTCTGCCCATACTTTGTCTCTCCCTCAACTTCACGCGCCTTGGCACTTTCGATTTTATTTCGATAGCGACCCTTGCCAATTTCTGACATATCAGCGTTAAGTTTTTGTTGATTTAGCATAAGTGTGATTGTCCCTATACGGACACCAAAATCAAATTACTTTCATAAATGAAATAGATATTTGGACTAGTGTATAGGGTGAGTTTTATATAGTTTCAGATGTGTTATTAATTTATCTAAATTCGTAGTCTAGTGCTCTATCCAGCTGAGCTACGAGCGCATTTGGTATTCTCTATTTAATTCAAGGACTTATACCTTAAAAGTCCATGACCAGAAAGTAAAAGCAGGGACAAAAATAGGTCATGATTGTCTGTGATTTGTCCGTGGTTTGTCCCTAACTTTTGTATTTTTATATTAGTTAACGTCACTGTCGTTACCTTTATCAATTAATACTCGTTCACTGAGTCGTTTAATCTTAGACTTTAAACCCTCGATGTCGTTATTAAGAGTCTCGTTTTGTTTTGTCAAGGCATCACAAGCCTTGGTCATAGAATTTAGTCCTCGTGTTAAAATACTTTCGGTATCAGGTGCGTATAGTGACTTACTTTTTTTTGCTGGCATTTTTAGTTTTAGGTTTGGTTTTAGGTGTCTTGCGTTTGGTCGCTTGCTTCAGTAGTATTGTGGATGTTCTCATAAAGTGTTTTCTTTTATTGAATTAAGTGCGTCTCGAGCGTCAAGTAAATTAGTCGGTATTAACTTAGCGTATATCAAAGTGGTTTGAATTGTCCTATGACCCATCCACTTCTGAACAACCGCTAGGCTTATACCTCGTTGCACCATTCGTGATGCACAGGTGTGACGTGTAAGGTAGAACACAAAGTCTTTATCAGCAACGTGAGTGTGTCCTGAAGCTGCTCTAACCCAATCCCAGTTCTTTCTTATCTCTTGCTTGGTAAACTTAGCAAAAGGATAAACAGAACCATTGTCTAACTTTTGGTAGGCACTATATGCTTTTTCAGTTAAAGGCAGGGTGCGCGGTAACGTCGTGCCTGATACATCTTTAACCATTTTCACATCAACAACCCATTCTAGCTGGTCATCTTTTCGTATATCCCTGCTATGTATGCCTCGTGCTTCGCTCGGTCTTATCCCTGTGTATAGTAAGAAGATGAAGAAGTTTTTGAAGTCTTTCTTACCATGCTCCGAAAGTAAATCTATTATAAGATTCTCGTCCTCTATGTTAAAAAACCTCAATCGTGCATTGTTTCCAACCTTTGGGCGGTCAATCTTAGGTTTTACCTTGAGGTAACCGCGGTCGTTAGCAAATCGCATGCACTTACTAAGCGTCGATAGCTTACTGTTGACGGTCGATGGCTTGTTGCCCTTGTTTTGCAGGTGCATTATGAAATCATCAATCTTCTCAGTCGTGATGGAGTCCAAAGGTGTCATAGGAAGGAAGAACTTCTCAATAATCTTCATGTTTACTAGACTTAGTTCTTCGGTAGGCTTATTCTGCCAGTATTTAACAAAGGTTTTATCCATCATGTGACCTAGCGTGTATGCCTTTGCCTTTTCGACTGCCTCAAGAGGTTTCCCATACTGGTGCTGCCTACGTGTCTCTATTTCAAACGCTTGTGCATCTATCTCGGTGTCGAACTGTCTTTTGATACGCCTCCCGTCCAACATGAAGTCGGCTAGGAACTTATTGTGATTTACTCTTACTGCCATGTGTGTCCCCCAATATTTCTATTATGTGTAGTTTAAGTGCGTTTCCCTTGTCGGTAATTGATACGCTTTTCTTTCGTGTGTCTTCGGTGTCCATTGATAATGTAATCATGTCGCGGTCACTTAATACTTTTAGGCTTCTGGTGACTCCGACTGCTGATAGTTCTAGGTCTTTGATTATGGATTGAAAGTAAATAACACTGCGTTCAGACTGGTAAAGATACGCAAGCACCTTTACGTCTCTGAATGAGTGGTGTCCTATATATTCATCAACCTTGTCGATTAAACCAATGAGTTTTAAAACAGACATTTTTTATTCTCCCCTCGCTATCGCTGTAGATAACTAATGTAAATAAATATGGTATTGTTATTATTCTTGATACTTTAATTTTAGTCTTCGGCATCTACTAGTTATCTCCCATAAACTTAATAGTTTCGTATTTGAAACTGTTTCAGATTTGAAAACAAAAGTCAATAGGTGTTATGCTTGCCCCTTTTTAGGTGTCGGTAAGTCAAAAACTCCTAGTATGTAGGCACTTACGACTGGTGGCTTAGTGTATCCACGTTTTGCCCAAAATGCTTTCCAGTTCTGGTCTATGTGCTTTTGTTCATTGTTATTTAGGATGGTCGATGGTCTATGCACCTTTACTGGCACGGCTCGGAATAGGTTTCGTCTGTTTTTAACTCTCATGTGTATTGTAAGGTGATGATGCGCGGTTACGGAAGCACTTTTGCCAGTCTTCCAAGGTGTTGAACTCAAGTTGCCTGTCCTTCTCACGAATGATGGCTCTTAGCTGTTTATTTTCAAACTTGAGGCGTTCTATTATCTCAGTAATAGAGCGAGGTGATTCATTCCATACATTAAAGCTCATTTTCTCTATGTGTTAATTGTGATTGTTCAACGTGGACAAAGTAATCTTGTCCCTCTTCAGGGTCAGGCTCCTCGCTCCAAGCTATGTAGTCTTGCACGAAATCGTGGATTTCAGGTGCTAGGTCTTGTTTCGTGAGGTGTCCTGAGAAGACGGAGACATCATCTGAACTGTCTCCAGCCTCCCGCATTGATAGTATTGTGATTTTCTGCGCGCTCATAGGTTTTCCATGATTACGGTTACAATTAGCAGGATTCCTGCGACGATGATGCACGAGAACACAATAAATGCGCTCTCGGTTTGGCTGTCTGTTTTTACTAGCTTGTTTGGTTTGTGTATTTTCATAGTGGTCGTGTGGTTAATTATTTAGGTCTGTCAGCTCTTGTCTAGCTTCTTCGTATGTCTCAGATGTAGGGTTGCCATTCGGTTGCATTGCTTCACCTCCAAAACCATTATCCTCAATGTATTTAATGATTTCTGCGTGGGATGGTTTTATTTTGTCTTGTGTTTTCATAGTGGTCGTGTGTGTGATTAGAGTTGAAGCTTATGCAAGGCATAGCAAGCGCAAAGGATTGCAGTTATAATGCTGGCACTGGTGCAAATTGCTAAGATTTGATTGTCTGATAGTTTCATGGTTTGTTTGTGGGTTATACCCTTTCGAGTAGTTCATATTTTAAAAGCTCAACTTTAGAGTTAAGCACTTCCATTGTTTCCTCATACGAAAGGTCAAACTTACTTGCTGCGATTGCTATGCTTTCAGCTATGCACTCAATTAATAAGGTGTCTGATTGCCTAGCTATAATGTCACAAATAGCTTTACAGTCTTTTCTTACATTATCGTAATCGTTATATTTCATGGTTAGTTTTTGTGTGGTTTTTGATTAGTTATTTAGGTCTACAAGGTGCTGGTATGCCGTCTTGACCGTCCAGCCCTTAGAGTGTGCTTCAAGTGCCTTGTCGCGGCTATAGGTCTCTGCTTGCTTTGTGCCTTTCGGGTGAGTGCAGACCCATGAATTGCATGGGATTACTGATGAGTGTAATTCTGGGAAGTCTTTTGGTGCTTTCATAGTGTGGTCGCGTGTGGTTTGTGTGATTAGATATAAGCGGAAACTTTGTCATAAGAACAGTTTAAAATACTAGCTAAGTGCGCCTTGTCGGCTTTGGCTTGTAACTTATTCCATTTGTCGGCTCCCGCTTGTGTTTTAAATCCATCACTCAAAGGCATCCAATGTTTGCCTCCCGTGTGTCCGATGCAATACCAGAGTTTGTCGTTTGGATTTTGTGTGACTTGGTTTGCCTTGTATTTGCTTTTTATTATTAGGTTTTTCATAGTGTGTGTGTTTGTGTGTGGTTAGATTATTTCTACAATCCATGCAAGACCATAGGTTGCACCGTTGCCAAGTTTAAACTGCAACTCTTTTTCTGCTGTTGCACGTGTTGTGAATCTTTCAGGAAATAGTTTCCCGTCATGCCTTTTAATTGCGTATTTCATAGTGTGTGTTTGTGTGTGTGTTTGTGTGTTATTGTGTGTTATTAGATTAGAGGCGGAACAAGGTGCGTGTGTCTACTAGAGAGCCTTTGACATAAAAAGAGGCAATAGCTTGTTCGCTGTTATATTTAATTTTAACGTTGTGTTTGTTTTGAATGCACAATAGGCGCATTTGCTCGATAAATTGTGCAAGTGTTGCGTGTGGTGTGGTGCGTGTTTTCATAGTGTGTTTGTGTGTGTTTGTGTGTTTGTGTTTATTTGGATATCTTGCGATTATAATCTTCAATCAATATGTCTTGTAAAGCTCTGATTTCCTGTTCGGCGCAGTCATCTGACTCAAGATACTTTAAGTCTAATACTCGACCAATTTTAGAGGCAAGCATTGTGCAGTTTATATAAGCGGATTGTTTTGAGTATGTCATAGTGTGTTTTTGTGTGTGTTTTTGGTGAAAGTTAAACCATCAGATATAAGAAATATCCGAAAAGCAACCCTATTAATATGCAAAGTGGTAGCTCTATAAAGAGGTATATTTTTATTGGTTTCATTGTGTGTTTGTGTGCTAGCAAGGTAAGCGGTAAGTGAGAGAACAAGAGTCGGAATATACAAGCTTATAACCCGCGTTTTCAAGTCTCGTTTTCTTAGCTTCCGCTTTCTTTAGTTCGGCTTCAGTAGGGAACATAGAAATATGCACGCGACTGGTCGTTGTTTTGATTTTTATTGGTTTCATAGTGTGTTTGCGTGTGTTAATAGATTGCCCGTTAGTGGACACCCCAAAGCCCGCGCGACGAATTAACGAAGGCGGGCAAGTGGATTAAGTGAGTGCCTTTATATTTCTGTAACCTCAATTAAGCCCTCTTCATTAATACGCCATTCATTAGCGAGCATATCGAGTAAGCCGAAAGCATACGCTTTACGCCCTCCCCAAGCGCTGAGCGGCTCGCCCGTTCCTAATGAGTGTTTGAAGGGCACTTTGTATCCGTAAGGCTTCAGCGCGTCGTATACTGTTTTGTGTGTAGTTTTCATAGTGTGGTTGTGTGGTTTGTGTGTGTTTGTGGTTGTCTCTTCAGCACTGGTAGCCAACCCAGTGGACGCTCGAAAGCGTTTCGACATTTAGCGACTGAGCTTCTCAATATCGCGAAGGTTCTCAATATGTTCGTTAGCCCATTCCAAGATGCGCTTTGCGTCTTTTTGTGAAATTGTAACACCCGTGTTGCCTATGTGCTCTGCTATACCCAGTGCATTGCCGATAATTGTGTCGATTCCTAGGAGTGTGTTTTTGATTTGCTTTGATATTTTCATAGTGTGTTTTTGTGTGTTATTGATTGTGTGTATTTGATTAAAGGATGGATGCGATTTCCTCCGCTTCCTCAAATTTGCGTCGCACTTGTGATTCAAGCTTTGACCATTTATTCAAGAATCCCTCTACGTGTTTCGTGTCTGCCCATCCATGATTTTCCATGTAGTCCTTTTGAGCATTAATCATGCAAGTGGAGGTAGCTTGTTCTGCGTTTACACGTCCTACCGTGACCATGTCCTCAAAGGTGAAGCCCTCAAAGATGGACGGTGTATTTAGAATTGCTTTAACTGTTGGTAATTTATTCATAGTGTATTTGTTTTTGTGTGTGTTATTGATTGTGTGTATTTGTGTTTAGCTGAATTGCTATGTTTAAAAGTTATTTCAGATTGATTGCATAAGTCGAGAACTATTTTCACCGTGTTGCTTAAGGTGTTGATATTCAGTGATATTTAAATGCAAATAAAAAACAAAAACACGCATTTCCACAAATACACGCATACAAAAACAAGCAATCATCTCGACTAGTCCACTGAATGAAAACCAAACAGTCCACTGAATAAAATCGCTAGAATCTACCAGCAATAAATATAATATCTAGAGCAACCCTATCAAACATAGACACCCCCCGTCATTCACGGACAAAGCACGGACAGATATATATATTATAGACCCCATTGGGGGTAAAAGTTTTTCCACATATATACGTATACCCCTTCAGATTTTTATAGCAAAACCAACGGGTCACCTATAGCTCACAAAAGAGCGCCTAGCTTCCACCTCAAGTAGATATGCAACGATACCCTCAATATCCTTCTGGTGATTTATAAGGACATCCATCTGTCCCTCAGTGTACTTCAGGTGGGCATTATGCTTGTCCACGAGTTCATCTAGAAGTGCCTCTTGTTCCTTAAGGTCTTCTGAGAGCAATATCACAGCTACAACTAGGAGTGCTAGTAGGAGGCTGGTTATTACATTCTTCATAAAATAGAAAGACCCCCTAGAGAAAACACACAATCCCTAGGAGGTCAAACACACTATATAACACAAACAAAGTTATCTTTAAAAGTCTTCGTAGCTATCTTCATCATCTAAATCCTCGTCCCACTCGATGTCAACCTCATAATCTTCACTAGGAAGGAGGGCATCTGTAACGACTTTATTAGCGATAGCAGCTAACCCTAGGGCAGCAAAGCTGTTGTTATACTCAACCTCACACTCATGGGGTTTGTCAGCAGCCACTATCAGGTAGTTCTCAAAGTGTTCTCCAAGTATCACCTGACATTGCTCTATTGGGGTTAATTCATCATCCATATACACTTAAAGTTCACTAATAGTCTCATTCATATTAAATACCTATTAACATAGTCAAATTATGATTATCACTTATTATCACTTTAAGTGTACCATAGGGGCTATTTACCCCTCCTATTCCCTCTGTCTTGTAAGTCTTTGATATTACTACTGTTATGAATGCACCCTAAATCCAATTATTAACACCTATAGACCCCTTATTTCTCTTATGGAATGTGTTCTCAAACTCTAGGAGTTGTTCTTTAATAAGGTCTTGTTTTCTTTCTTGCATCTTAAGGTCAACATCTTGGTTCATTTGTT